AAAAATCAAATGGGTTGATTGGTTGTTCATCATCAAACGCTGGTTGCATTGCCTCTGTAATCTTATCAAATATCTTTTTACCAAATTTAAATAAGAATACTTTGCCCTCGTTTTCAGGATGTTTAGGATCACTTACGACCATAATATTTGAATAGTAAGATAGTTTTCTTTTTCTCTTACGAGCAATTTCTTTATCACTATCTAAACCTGTATTCCAAAGTCTTGTATTTTCTTCAGACACAGGATCTTTTTGACTTAATGTAGTCAAAGAGTTCTCAATATACCAGCCACCTTTATCTTGGAAAGCGTGAGACCAAACTCGTTGCCAAGGTAAGTCTTCGTTCTCTACTGCTGGTAAAAATCTAATCACAGCAAAACCATTACCAGTTTTATCTAGTTCTGGTTTCCAGAATCTATCGTCTTCGTATTTTCTTTTGTTAGATTGATCCTCAGGTTTGAGGTTTGTTTCAAGTGCTTTTGTTAGTTTATCAAAATTACTTGATGATGTTTTTAATGTTTCAAAGTCCATATTTTCTCCTTATTACTTTGTATTCGTTGTATTTGTGTTACCTGTATAATCGGTATCATTTTTATTTATAAGACTTCTCACGCTGACTTACCCACTTTTTTAGTTCGGCTGTTCTAGCCACATCATCATAGGTCGCCTTTGGTAAAGACTTCTTAATTTTGTACTCTTTATAACGTTCACACCAGTTAACTATCTTATCTAAAATTTTATATATTATTTTATCAAACATATTCTGACCAATATATCACAACCAGGCGCTCCTGTCAATGCTCCTATAAACCAAACTTCTTATAAAAATCGTCATAACTCATATAGTCTAGGTTACCCTTGTGATCTGTCCACTCTCTGACAACTCTATTGACATCATCACCACCTTTAATACTATTTTGTACCTTATAGAACATCACTTTTTTACTCTTATGTTTACCAGAGAAGTCAAAAAATGTCTCTTTTAGTTGTTGTACCCAATTTACACTAGGTGTAGGGGCGTGGTCTTTTAACACATAGTTTGGTGTACCAGCAAATATGTTATTAACTTTACCTGTTGTACTATTTAAATCCATACCTAATAGATACACTTCGTTTGGTTGTTCTAATAAACAAGATATGTAAGCAGCTGTCGGGCCAGCAGCCCAACCCTTGTCTTTAAAATCTTCTATATCATTTAAACACTTTGATTTATTACCATCTTTTAGCCAAGATACTTTAATAGATTTTTGTTGTACAAATTTTCTATGTTTTGTTTTATCACTTCTAACAACGTGAGCCACACCTGCCACACTTGAACCGTGCATTACAAACTCTTTACAACCAGTTCTATCGTTTTCATAAAAGGCTCCCTCTGCTCTAGCTAATCTTAAATCTTCGTCTGTAGCACCAGCCTTAATCATATTTTCATATAGTTCAGCAGGTACTTTTGACCAGTTTCTAAAATAAGTTGGTATCTTTTCACAAATACCACTATGATACATTTCGTGCATTATGCCTTGATCAACACCAACTAAAACATCTATGTCTTCTGGATTAGTTCTATAAATGGCATTACAGCCATAGACTTTACCGTGTTGTCTTAATTTTTTTAAGTCAACACCTAATCTACTTTGGCCGTTGCCTAAGCAAAATACAATATTAGGATATGATCCGCCCTCTTTACCCATTTAAATATCTTTTTAGTTCTTTGTCTTGTACATTTTCTGGTATCTCATTCTTATAAAAAATTCTATAACTATCACTACCATATTTACCTATACCGTGTAAGTCTGTAGCGTCTTTGTGATCCCATTTTAAAAAGTCTCTACTCATTTTTCTTAATCTTTTTAATCTTACATTTATCATACCTAGAGGTGCTAACATTCTCTTTTGTGTCTTAATATTACCTATAAGAAATTTTGTAGCATTAGGATACTTCTCAAATAATTTAGGTAATACTTCTTTGACTTGTTTTCTGTTTGTGAGATTTAGACATATGACACCCACCATATGTTGCCATTTATTCTTTACTTGTTGTTGTACCATCAAGTGTTCTTTCATTTAACAAATACCTCTTTCATAATCAACTTACACTCTGTAGCGTTAAAGTTAACAAATGGTTTTAACTTGGCCAGCGTAGATGAGATTTTAGGCCAGACCACATTTTCGGTAATCTCTTTATCCCAATTCTTACTAAACGACAAAAAGTGGTCAAGCACAATGATGGTTTGGAAAGACGCTCTTTTTTGAATAAGTAAGCGTAGCAATCTAGGATGTTGTCCGCCACTACATAAAAAACCATCATCAAAAGAAAGAGACTTAGCATTAAAGTCATCACTAATACGTACCAGATCGTCCCTAAAATGGTATCCAAAAGCCTCTTTACGCTTTTTAAAGTCCAAGTAGATGTCTCTGCCGTCATTTTGTAATAAGTTTCCTACCCATTTTTTGTTATTGTGTATGAAGTTAGCAACAAAGAAGTCAACAATATTCTTTTCATCATATTGTTTTGATAACTTGTGAAAAAAGTATCTATCATTTCTCTTTGTAAATGTTTCAAGTTTACAATTAACTTTGCCACCATATTCGTCATAGTTATATGTATCTGTTGTAAAATGTAGTTTGATTGCCAAATAGGCCTTAAATACTTCAAATCCTCCGTACATTCTCTTTGTCTCGCCATTCTTTTCTCATACTTATATAAAATTCGTCTTGTGTGACAAGGTCTCTAAACTCTTTAAATCTTTTGGCTGACTTTGCTTTCTCACTTGTAGCCCAATCTTTCTCTTGTGGTAAAACTTTACCGTCTTTACCATACTTCTTACCATCTTTGTGATTAGCATATCGTCTGGCTCTTGTAAAACCCATTTCTAAAAACTTTCTACACATATCCATACCCACAAAGTCTTTCATAATACGATAATCTAAATACATATCAAATATTTTTTGTGATGATACTCTGGCTTCTTTGAGAGTTTTAAATCGCCAATGTTTACAGATAACATCTGTGTATGGTCTAACTAATAATACACCTTGTTCACCACGACCTATTCTATATCTATTGTCGTTTGGTCTAAACAAAGTATTTTTATAATCTATACTATAATCAAACTCAATCATTTAATATTTTATTTGTAGCTTCTACTATTTCCTCTGTCGTAAATTTACTTTTTTCATCTTGTAATTTCATTTCATACTTTAAGATTATATTACTTAATCTTTGAGCAGGCCAATTTACTGACAACATTTCGTCTCTTAAATCTCTTAAATCTTTTAATATATCTTTTATCATACTGGTAATTGACCACACTTAGGATATTTTAACATCTTTAAGTTAGTCGCCTCTAATTTGATTTTTTCTTTTAGTGATTTTGATATAAGGTTACCGACCGTACCCTCATCTATACCGTTTTCTTTACAATACCACAACACGGCGTCCATATGTGATATAGATTTTTCTTTTACAATGTTTTCTATTTTTAAACTAAATTCTTTGCTTGTCATATTTTTTTAAGGCCGTGGTTTGACTCTCGCCTAGTACACGGCCTGGTACCTTTTGTTTGTTAACGGTACCAATATAACATAATTGGTGGGATTGTCAAGCTTATTTTGCTTGTTTACAGAAATGTTTATCTACAACCATTGGTTTATCTGTTAGCCAAACATAAGACCAAATAATATGGCCTTCTTTTTCTACACATTTTTTACCAATTGTAAGTTGTTTTGAACAGGCTGTTAATAGAATACCTGCTATGATTATCGCTAATATTTGTTTCATATATCCTTTTTGTTCAGCAGATCAGTATTTAATTTCATATCGAAAGTTCTAAAAACAATACAAGTCTGATCTGGTCTTTCTGGTGTTGAGACAGAGGCAAATGACTCTTCATCTTCATTAATCCAGTACACTACTATATATACGATTTTACCATCAGGCACTCCACCCTCTCTACCAAAACTCATATTGACAGGTGTAAATTTTTTAAACTCTGCCCACCTCTCTATCTCATCTGAAGTAGAACACACAGCAGGCACTTGCTCCCACCAAAAGTTAAACTTCTCAACAGGTGGTTGTGGTGTCTGTTTCTCGTGTTCAGCAAAAGCGAAACTTGTTATTAGTAGGGTTAGTGCTATGATTAGTTTTTTCATCTTACCTATTCTGATAAGATTTTATTATGAAGTCTTTATCTTATCTTTGTTTAGTTCTTCATAATATTTATAAAAACCTTCAATCGCTTTGCCAAGTTCTTTTTCGTAATCTGCTTTGTTCTTTACGAAGGCCTGTGTCGTGCCGTCTTCACTAGCGATTAAGATAACGATTTGCTCAATAGGGGTACCAAAAGTTTCTTCATACATATGAGCGTAAGCCGTGGTTTGTAAAAAGTAATTATCAATCCAGTCTTCTTGTCGCTCTTTGTTTGCTGTCTTAAAATCTATTACAGATAATTTGCCATTATATTCTGCCACACAATCTACCTGACCAGCAACCGTAAGTTTAGGACTATACATAATTGCCTCTAGTAAGTGTATGTTGTCTATCTGATCTATGTAAGGTTTTAATAACTTGAATAAGCCTAATGGTAATACGTCTCTAATACTTGGTGTCTCACCTTTAAGATATTGTTCAACGAGTGTGTGAAAAGATTTACCTCTACGAGCAGCTCTGCCCATTTCCCAATTAGCCACACCTTCGCCAATTTTTTCTCGCCAACCTTTTAGTGCTTCTGATTTTCTTATGCCTAAAACGGTAGTAATAGACGGATAGTTCTTACCATTAATATCGTAAAAACGAAAGCCGTCTATTCTCTTACCTTTAGTTTTAGGTAATACTTGTTTGTCTAATTCTATAAATTTAAATGCCATAATATCCTCACTATACCATAATTTAGCTTATTTGTCAAGCTTCATACTTAATTAAATCGGTGTCAAATCAAAGATTCATTAACTTCTTCAGGTGTTGGACCACCAGCAGCGTCTGAATATTCTTTTTGGTAAGCCGTTTTACCGTTAGCGTCTCTAAATGCTATTAAGTATTCTTTTCTATTGTCGTCACCGTTCTTGTAAGAGCAATGTACCCACCCACTATTAGGTTCGTCCTTTTTGTGGTATTCCAATATCAACTGGTCAAAATCCAGGTTATCGTGTATCCAATCGGCTAATGTTTTATTTGACAATCCATAGATTTCAAAATCGGCCGCCTGGCCAGAGGCGTGCTGTGAATTTACACTTGAGCCTATGGCTACACACAATTCTGGACTACGAAACCCACTTGATACTGATACAACTTTACCGAAATGGTCTCGGACTGGTTGTAAAACGTGGTCACAAAGTCTTTGTAAGTTTTCAATATTATCCTCATTCGGATTATTATTGATCCCTTTACGTGTCGCTGTTTCGCTTTTGATAAGCTCTTTAAGCGAAAAGTTTTTGCTTAGTCTCATTTATTTTTTCCTTTGCTTTTAACTTTAACTTTTTTAGGTTCTTTAATTCATACCAACTATGTGAAGACCTATCATTGTTTCTTATGTCTTCAGCTTCATTCACTTTTCTTTTTAGTTCTTTATGTTTTGCTCTCGCATCCATAAATTACCCCCTTGTAAGTTTTAGTACCTTTTCTATTTGTGCCTTAATAATAGGGCCTCTGTTTGGCCAATGTATGTAAGGCTCATCGCTTTTTGATAAGTTATATAAAAACGGTAATATAACTTTCTCAATTTCTTTAAATCTTTTTTTCTGTTCTTCGGTTGTTGTCTCTTTTGCTATAGTTTCTTTTTCTGCCACAATTTGCATTATCTCGTTCATCATAGACTTTATTGATGAAACATCTTGTTTAACTTTTGAAATTTCTATATTTGAATTTTCTACCA